CTAGACCAGCTCCACAGCCCGAAGAGGATGACGACAGTAGCCTAAGTTACTTTGCTAACCTGGCTGCAGAAGACTAAAACTTCCCTTAAAGAAGGATGTTTTGGAGGGGCTTCGGCCCCTCTTTTTTTACACGGAATAACTGCGATTGATATAACGCTCCAGAGCGTTTTCAGATGGTCTCACATCGGCTCGGGGCATATAAGTAGTCTGATTATTTGATTGCGGAGCCTGAGGAGCTGGTGCATTAACAATTATGGGAGCAGAAGTTTTAGCATCAACCATGTCCTGATTCTTCATGGTGATGTCTCGGATTTCACTGGCCTTAGATGTTAGTGAAGGTGTTGTCACTGCGTCATACACACCACCGCCCAGAGTTTTTCCTACCACAGATCCACCAATTCCACCAGCAACTCCACCAATTAATCCACCAATGGCAGTTCCAACACCAGGCATGATCATAGTACCCAGAGCAGCACCAGTTCCAGCACCAAGCAGAGCACCGCCCATACCACCAGCAGCTGACGCTGTACCTACTGTTGCAGCCTTCTTAATATCGCCAGATTTTTCATATTCTTCATTTGCATCCAAACCACCAGCTATGACACCACCTATTACAGGAAGTTTCTTGGCAACTTTTCCTAAAACTTTTGCTGGCCCACTTAACTTGTCAAGGCCTCGGGCCATGAGACCAGGTTTTTTAACATACTGACCCTTGGCATTGCGGAAACGACCCTGAGCATCTTTTTTAAATCCTCCAACATCAGTAGCCCGTTTTGATCTTTCTGCTGCTGATAGTGTCTGTGCTGTTCCTTTGGTTTTCCCTGCAGGTGAAGTTGGCATTAATTTTTTTAACAGATATGCGTCTAGTAAATTACCTAATAATCCACCGTTATCTGACGCAGCCGCTGGATCTGCTTCACCCATGACAGCACGACTATCATCAGTATCGCCAACACTGGCTGCGTCATCATAAAGACTATAACCCGTGGGTGATGATGTTGGAATAACTGATGTTTGTCGATTGGTTGATGCCACGGTAGCCCGAGGTGCTGGTGCAGTTACTGTTTTAGGAGTTTTTCCTGGTGCAGTTGCGGGAACTGTAAGAGCTCGCATCATACCAGATCTAGCAGTATTAGCTGGCGTAGCTTTTAATTTGTTGGCTAGATTTTCTATGGCCTTGCGTAAATCCATGCTGTCAACATGACCAGCATCTTTGAGCTTTTTAATGGTGTCTTCCAGATGCTTAAAGATAACAATTTGTTCAGCAGTAGCGTCTTTTAATAACTCTTCGCGTTTCTGGGTTTGTTTGACAAAATCTTCAAAGATTTTTTGGTTGGAATTTAGATTAACCGATGGTGAAGCTTTTTGACTTATGGCATCAACTAACTTTTGCAGTTTATCTTCACTCTGTTCCAGGGGCATGTTTTCCCTCTGAGCCAAACGTTGTTGGCCTTCCAGCAGATCTTTTAATTTAATTGCGGCCATTATTCAGCGTATCTTGCATTAGGTGTTGGTTCATCTGCAGGTGCAGCATGAACTGGTGCTGGCGGTGGGTTCTTGATGGTCTCAATTTTTTCCTGACCACGAGTCCAGGCACTGATACCCAGTATGGCACCAAAGGCAATGTGAATTAATCCACCACCCTGCAGGGTCAGCGGTTGCCACATACCTATGGCCTGACCTGGATTATGGTACTGTAATAGGTTATATAAGATTGGACCAATGATAAAATCAAATAGGTTTATCATCATGTAGACTATGGCCATCATGGGACGCCACTTTTTAGTCATCCAGTCTTCTTTGTCCTGTTTAATGGGTTCTGCTATGTATTCTTTTGCCATTTTTATTCCTTATTTGTGTTGTTGTTCCTGCAATCTTTGGTTCTCTTCTTTTAGATGATTAACCAACAACATAATATAAATTTCCCTTTCCCACGGCATCATGCTATCTAACTCAGTCAGACTATACTTATGAAACTGCATCAGATTAAAGTTAGTCTGATAATAGTTCAGAAGTGTCTCGTGTGAAAGGATTAAACGAAAAAACTCTGCAGACCCTCCAGGGCTGCAACATTTTCTGCCTCACATTTAGTACATTTAAACTCTAGATCATGTCTGAGTTTAGGCATGGTTGTAAAAAATTCTTCAATTTTAGCAAAGTGTTGTGGACTTAGGTTTTCCACAAACTCTATTAAATCTGCTTCTGGATAGTCTCGTACATCATAACTCTCAGTATTTTTCCAGATAGTCTTGATGCAGGTAGCCACCATTTTAATTATGTCTTGGCTGTTTAAATTTTCAGCATCACGAAAGTTTGATAACTGTACTAGATCTGGATCCCGCATGGTCAGATATAAGTCTGGTCCTAGATCTATGTTATAATCATGTGCTTCGTTCTTTTGCACCTTTACTGAGGTTATATCTAGCTGAGTGTCCTGTTTGTTATCACATTCACCGCAGGTTAGAACCAGGTCAATATTTTCACCAACACTACGAGCTCGGATCTGCAAAAACAGATATTCAATGTCATAGGCTGGATAATGTGCAGGATTGATTTTTTCAAAAGTACAATCTTGTACTATGGTTTCTACAGCTCTGGTCTGTTGATTAAAATCACCGCCCTGAGCTATGAGCAGTTGTTTCTGTTCACGCACCAGGAATGGTCTAAATTTTACAACCTCTCCGGTACTGGGTAATTCTGTGGTGTATTCTGGTACGTCAATTTTGGGTAATGACATAAATTTTCCTTCAAGTTACAATAAAATATGTGTTTGGTGTACTCAACAAATTCTGAGCCTGTTGTTGTGCAGTTGGATTGGTATTGGTAAACTGAACATTACCATTCTGGACTCTGAGATTGCTAGCGGGGCTGGATTTAGAAAATTCAGGAACTGATTGACCACTAACTGCCTGTGATATCCAGCGACGATAATTAAAGGTAACATTTAACTTATGCACACTGCTACCAACATTGTGGTCTAGATTCAGCACATTGACCACAACTGGGAATACATCTTCTACCTTGATCTGATAGGTAACATTATCGGCTTCGTCCAGCTGTTTGATCACCATGCTGGTTATGTAGTTTTGCTTATAGTTTGTGGTATAAGTGGTGCGATTAACTATGCCATCCATCCAGCTGTCAAAGTATTGTTTGACCTGCATTTCTCTGTCCACCAGGAATTGCAGGCCCAGATTGTCACCACCGTAATCAACGCCCACGGGTCTGAACTCTGGTGGTCCAAACAACTGCTGGCGGCTGGTTATGATGCGAGTCTGTGGAAATATGGCCTGGTCACAGAACATGTTGACCTTTTGACCCCAGTTTTTATTAATCACACAGGGCGGATTCTGTATGCTGATCTCAAACCTGTTGGGTCTGGATAACCCTTTGTTACGAACCTCAGCTAAGAAGTTGGTTATGTTATTGGTAGCCTTGGCCATTAGATCATCCTACGTGAATTTTTATATACCTGTTCTTTGGATGCACCAGTAAATTGTTCTATGGGCATCATGGCTGCGGCCAGCCATTGATCATTGGGTATGTTCATAAACTGCGACTTTACCTGAGCACTTAAATAATGCTTCACACAGGCACTGACACCTGCGTATTTACTGCTGCCATTGAGTATGCCCCAGCTTACCTGAGCTCGGCTCAGAGGATCTTCAATATCAGCAACCAAATCCACCAGTGCTCCCATGAGTTTGAATCTTAGCCCATAGGGCAGGTAATGCAGGTTTATGCCCAGGAATCCCCCAGGTGCATCAGCAAATGGTAACACCAGAGGCAGTGTGTCATAATAGGGCAACTTGTCTTTGTGTTTGGGATCGTATTTAAACAGATACAATCCGCCAGGAACTATGCTGGTCTGACCCTTTTTCAGAGCTGCACTAACTCCAGTGTTGATGTTTTTCAGGTTCTGCACCTGTTTCTGATACCAGGCCTGACTGCGTCGAACACTCTGTGGATCTACTCTAAGTTGCTGAAAAGGATTTGCCATTGTTTATTTATCTATTCCCAGCTCTTTTTCTGTGATAATCTCAAATTTCCAGCCACGATCTTCACAGAAGTTCTGGGCGGCTTTCCATTTGGCCTGGTTCACACCCCAGGTATAGACTTCCTGCACAAACTGTCGAGTGCGACGCTTGGGGATGTCTGGTGGTTGAGTGAATTTGAGAGGTTTGATTTCTATGAGATACTTCCTGGTACGACCAGAGCTTTCCTGAATCTTCATGTAGAAATCCACAAAGTATCTGTGTACTTTCCCATCGATCGGTGATAAATAAGGTATGACGATTTCTTCGCTACCCCATTCCAGAACATTGGTATTGTTATCACAATACTTCATGAACTTAAATTCCCACATGCTGCGATATATGACATTGGTGGGATTGCCAGTATACTTGGCTGGATTTAAAACTCGATATCGACCTTTATAAACATTATTAGAATACATGATAAATAACTTATTAACTAGTATTACTTATTTATAGGACCAGGACATGACTATTAACGAAGCTAATTTTGCCTCAGGTGCTATGCCCAGTGCCTCAGCTGCACAGGAATTTGGCACTACTCCTGGATTGCTTACACGCTCACAGGTCCCTGGGAATTCTGTTCCCGGTTCTAATAGTGTAACCTATGATACCAGCACTCAACAACCAGATTACAATGCTACAGTAACCGTGCCTAATGCTGATGCACTCAGACCATTTCGCATGGACGCCAACAGCAATGAAGGGGCTCGGGGATTTAAATACTCCGTAAAGACACGAACCTATCCAGCAGCAGTTTCTGGTGACAAGGATCTGCAGCACTACATGTGCTTTTTCATAAACATTCGGGGCAAAAGTAAATACAGGGATAGATTTAAATCTACACCCATCAGCACTGGTGGACAGAACAGACTACAAAGTCAGGGACTGGTGGATGCTGGTGCCTTTGCCGTGGGTGCTGCAGGTACTACGCTTGCAGCAGGTGCCCTGGGTTCTGTGCTGGGGAACTCAGTAAACAAACTCATAGGTGCTAACGTCAAGGGAGTTGGCAACGGCGCCAAGACTGTAAAACCATCGGGTCTTCAAAATTTTGCAAATAGTGGCTTTGGCAAGGGAGTAATTGGCGGTGGTGTAGCCATAGCTGGCGGTATTGGAGCCATAGCTGCAAACAATAAATTTGGTGTATTTGAACCAGATCAGAGCGCTAGAATTGACCAGGCCATCATGCTGGCCATAAACAAAGCACCCGAGGTAAAGTATGGTGTTGAATATGATGCCAAGGATCTGGGCACCATGGTGGGTCTCATCTCCGGTGGCAGCAGCGCAGTAGACGCTATGGGGAATGAACGCAATGCAGAATATGCAAAATCAGTAGCCATGAACATTGCCAACATTCCCAAGGGCATAGCCGATGTTTTTGGTGGAGATCTAGATTTTGGTTCGGCTCTTAAACAGGGCATGGGAGTAGCTCCCAACCCATTCCGTGAACAGGTATTCCGTAACGTACAGACTCGAGAGTTTACTTTTGAATATAAATTTTTGCCTCGAAACAAAACCGAAGTAGACAATGTACAAAACATCATCTACCAGTTTAAATTTCACATGCATCCCGAAGTCAGCACTGGCGGATTGTTTTACATATACCCCAGTACCTTTGACATTGCCTATTACTACAAGGGCAAGGAAAATACTAACTTTAATCGCATCAGCACCTGTGTGCTGGAAGATTTAGCTGTAGACTACGGTGGTCAGGGCTTTAATACCTTTGCGTCTGGAAGTCCAACAGAAATCAATATAAAACTGCGTTTCCGTGAACTAGAAGTACTAACCAAAGAACGCATTTTCCAAGGATACTAACATGTATTTTGAAAATTTTCCTCAGGTAATCTATAGTTTAGATTTTGGTCTGACCAGTTTTAACATAGTGGATATCTTTACCAGAGTCAAGGCAGATACACAACTGACTGTGACCCGTACTGCCTATGATGAATATGACGTCCAGGATGGAGAAACACCGGAAATCCTAGCTGATAAATTCTATGGCAATGTAGAATTATACTGGATCATACTCATAGCCAATGACATACTGGATCCTAGATTTGACTGGCCTCTGACCACTCAGCAATTGAGCAGTTATATCACTGGCAAGTATGGTGCAGCTAACATAAATGCCATACATCATTATGTCACCAATGATGACTATGCTGACGTGGTGCACAGCAGTTATGCTGGATCTAAACTTCCAGTGACTAATACAGATTATGAAGAAGATCTAAATGATGCCAAACGTCGCATAAAAATTCTCAAACCCAGATTTGTTCCAGAATATGTAAATAATTTTAATAGGATTTTAAATGGCTGATTTGATTCAAAGTGCCGTAGCCTCGGCTGGTGATATTGATATACGTGAATGTGTTATTATCAGTCAGCCCAGCGGAGCTGAATATGAATTGCGCACAGGTTACATAGGTGAATTAAACATCTATGAAGACATGTATCGAGGCGGTCTCTATGGCAACCTATTGGTGCTGGATGCCAACAATTTATTTTCAAAGATTGGGCTATCTGGTGATGAGTATATCAGACTGAACCTAGTAACACCCAGCATGGATAACTCAGCCATACGTAAAACCTTCAAGGTGTACAGTATTACAGATAAAATGATGATATCTGATACTGGAAAACAAAGTTATATTCTGCACTTTTGTAGTCCTGAAATATTCATTGACAGCATGTCACCCATATATAGAACTTTTAAAAAAGCCAAGAGCCATTTAATTGTAGAACAAATCTTTGAAAAATTTCTGGCAACAAGTCGTAATGGCGGTAGTGAATATACGCCTCTGGCTGTCATAGGTGAAACATCAAACGAAATTCAATTTACCAGCCCAGGTTGGCGCCCAGGTAAGTGTATTAATTGGCTGGCAACTAAATCTTTACCTGCACAATATTCAAATCCTAATTACATGTTCTATGAAAGCAACAAGGCTTTTTATTTTACCAACATAGAAGCACTCATAGATATATCCCGCACTTCTAAACAAATCTATCAGGAATATGTTTATGTAGCAGCTAACAGGCAGCCCAATGGTCAAGAAGGGGGCTTTATCAAGGACATAGATGCTGATTATAGAAAGGTTCAGGACATGCATGTTGTAACAGGATATAATGCTCTGAAGAATACTCAAACCGGTTATTTGGCCAACAGGCTTTATTCCTTTGATGTTGTAACTAAAAAACGCAGCATTAGTGATTATAACCATTTTGAACAATATTCTAATTTTAGACACATGCAGGACATTAGTGGTACTGCTATACCACCATTTAAATTAGGCATACCCACAGAAGCAGCTGGATTCAATCAATTTTATCCACAACACGATCAGTTGTATGCTGGAGTGAAACAAAATGCCGGAGATATAATTGATAAAATATTACCTATTAGAACCAGTACTGCAATAGAATTAACAAATTTAAAAATAGAAATTACAGTGCCAGGTCGCACAGATGCTGAGGTTGGAAACCTGATATATTTTCATTATCCAGACGCTGCTCCTAAAGATGAGACTGATAAAAATTTAGCCGGGGATGACTTATTGTATTCAGGGCATTATCTGATCACAGCTATTCGTCACAAAATTAACGGACTCAAACATGTCATGATTATGGAAATAGTTAAAGACTCAATATTGGATATTAAAAAAACATGAACATAGATAATTTATACGCAAAAGAGGGATTTTGGTGGTGGCTTGGCGTAGTTGAAGACCGATTAGACCCGCTTAAACTAGGACGATGTCGTGTTCGTATTCTGGGTTATCACATAGACAACAAGGCCATGATGCCTACCCAGGATCTACCCTGGGCCATGCCCATGCAGCCTATTATCAGTGCTGCTAATTCAGGCAAAGGACATACGCCGCTTGGACCTCTAGAAGGAACCTGGGTCATAGGATTCTTTGCTGATGGTGCTGAATGTCAGCAACCCATCATGATGGGCACCATGGGTGGTATTACTCAACCCAATGCAGTATGTGACGCTGCAGCAGTCAATGAAAATAATCAATCAAATGCTCAAACTGATGATGCTGGTAACGTTATACTTGATGAAAATGGTAACAGCATTCCAGTTACTCCTGAATCTACAGATAAAACTACCACACCCAGTAACAGTATAACCAGCGATTTACCTCCACTGACTCAGGAACAGATTCAGAGTCTCATGGACAGCATAGCGGTCAGAGAAAGCAGCAGTGTAGCCGGCGGTGTACAAAATTATAATTTGCAAGGTGGTGCTGGCGGTAAATACTATGGAAAATATCAGTTTGGATCAGCTGCATTAGTTCAAAATGGATACCTGAAAAAACCTGTGGGTCCTAATGCCAATGTTTATAACATAGATCTTAATAATAGTTCAAACTGGAACGGCACCCAGGATGTAAATAGTCTACAGGACTTCTTGGCAAATAAAAATAATGCGCAGGAAGCTGTGATGTTTAATAACCTTAAATTTAACTATGGTGAATTAAAACGTCTGGGTGTCATAGATGCAGGATCAAGTTCACCAGATCAGGTTGCTGGTTACTTGGCCGCGGCTCATCTAAAAGGTGCTGGTGGTGCTAAACAACTTAGCCAGGGCAAGGATAATGTCGATGGATTTGGAACAGGAGCCAGTGAATATTATGCACTGGGTTCTCAATCAGCCGGTGGTGCAGGAACAAAACCTGTGGCTGCAGCTAATAATTCTCAGACCAAGAGTGCATTAAATTCAGGACAACAACTTTTAAAAGATGCAGCTGGTGCTTTAAATAATCCTAAACTGGGTCAGCCAGATCCTTATGCTGATCCAAATGGTGTATATCCAAAATGCGCCTATACCAAACGAGCAGATACCAACAAGCTGGCAACTAATAATGATGATCTAAAGGATACACCTAAACCAGAAAAAGACAAGACAAAAATTTCTGGCATAGAAACTGCCAATGATGCAAGTGGCAGCTGGAACGAACCACCCAGTGCTTTTGCTGCCAGATATCCCTACAACCATGTTAAAGAAACCGAAAGCGGTCATGTGGTTGAATTTGATGATACTCCCAATGCAGAACGCATCCACATCTATCACAAGACCGGAACCTATGTAGAAATTGATCGCGAAGGTTCGGTCAGTTATAAAGTGCTGGGCGAAAACTACAACATCTTTGCTCGAAACAATCGCATCTATACCCAGGGCAACATGGATGTTACTGTGGATGGTGCCAAAACTCTGCTGGTTAAAAACACCCTGGATGTAGAAGTAGTTGGTAAGACTACCATTAACCTAAAAGATGATGCAGACATCAATGTCAGTAAAGACCTGCGCATCAAGGCTCAGAACATCTACATGGAAGCCCAGCAGGACATCAACATTACTGCAGGCAATTATGAAAATCACAAGGTTGGTGGCGATCTAAACTTTACAGTTTCTGGGGATGAACAACACCGAGCATCTGGCAGCATTGACATGGATGCCAGTACAATTAATCTTAATTCAGGCACTGCCAGCCCATATTCAGCAGTTTCTACTAGTTTAGAAAATGGTGAAATTGGAGCAGTTACTGCTCAGGGATTTGAAGCTACTGGACTTAATCCCCTACCACAGGGCATGGCAAATCCACAAAATAGCATAGGCAAAGGCCTGAGTGGAGTGCTGGGTGGATACACCGGAGGCGGACTAGGGCTGTTAGGCAACGCGCTCAGCAACCCGGCCATAGCCAATGCTGTAGCTGGATTTAGTCAGGCAGGTAATCTGCTGGGCACAGGTACTTTACAAAGTACTCTGGGCAGTCTGGGTGGTGGTGGTGTAGGCAGCATACTTAACATTGCCGGAGTAAATGGACTCAATTCAGTACTGGGTGCCTCAGGCATACCAGCTCTAAGCACTCTGCTGGGCAATGCCGCAGCCAATCCTGCCATAGCCAATGCTATCTCCAGTTTAGGCAACCTGGACAGTTATATCAGCACCAACGGACTGGGTAGTTTAAATACCTATCTGGCTGATCTAGGTGTACCCAGTGTGGAAAAAGTCATATCCAGCGCTGGATTAGATCTGACCAAACTAACTGAACGCAGTCTGGGGCAGGCATCTGGTGATATTTTATCATCAATTAAATCATCTGGTCTGATTCCTAGTGCAGATCTGCAGGCTGGTGATAATCTCATAACTAACTTCTATAAGAATGGTGTGGGTAGCATAGACACCACGCTGGCGGCTAACCTGGTAGGAAAAACTGTGAATGCTACTGAATTTGCCAGCTGGACTGACTTCCCGGCTTCAGCTCAGTTAAGCAAATACTTTACTCTGGGTGCCCTAACTTCACAGGTAGCTGATACCAACAGCCAGTTTGCTATACAGGATCAGGCTGATTTAACCAGATACGACATTGTGTCTAATCTAAAAGCTTTAAGTGTAAATGTACTGGATCCCCTGACCGAACAGTATCCAAACATGGTCATAAGTTCAGGTTTTGCACCTACAACAGATCGATTAATGAGCATGGATGATAACAATGCCTTCAGGGATCTGATCAGCAGCATACAGGTCAACGCTAACCCTGAACAGATTGATCAGATCAATACTCAGTTAAATACTGCCACTCCGCTGATGCAGGGTAAGGGTGTTTCACTACACTTCCCGGGCGCCACGGTAACCGAATACTACACCATAGCTCAGTGGATCAAGAACAACATAGCCTTTGATCAGCTCAGACTGGAATACACCACTCTGGGCAACCAGGAACCCTGGATTACAGTTACCTATGATCAGGTAGCCAATCGAGCTGTGGACTATGCAGACAAAATTGTGTCAGTAGTCAATGGTCAGATCATAGCTAACTATCTGGTAGATCTGAGTACATAATGGCAGTCTTATTGCCAACCACGCTGCCCACTGTATTAGAATATAATAGATTTGTCAGCAACCATAATTTTTATACAGATGCCATATTCTTTACCAGCATAGCAGTCACTGTAACAGCTGTAACTGTAAATGTTCGCAACACCAGTAACCTCCTGATAGTAGTTGGTACTAACAGCACTGGTGGTGCCACTACCGGAACATTCCTGGGTGTTGGTAGCAGCATTAGAATCAGTGGGTATCATCTGGGTAACTTTGATTATGAAAACTGGAAGTATCGAAAAACCAAACCAGATGCTACTGAATACAGCGTGGCCAGTTATACATTATTACCAGGTAAATATTTTAGTCTCTGGAACTTTACAGCTGATGTTCGTACTACTACAACCATCAGCATCAGTGTGCAGACCAGCGCAGGTAATTTTACCCTGACTCAGACACTGATCAATAACTGGGATGTAGGCCGAGACAACATGAAAAGACTGGTATATCTGAGCGACATCAACAATTATACCACCAGTGTGGTCCGTACCAGCAGTCTTACCTATGTAAGTGGCATAGGGCTGATTGCATCTCTGCTAGGGTTTGATGGAACCACCAGTGCTCTTAGCACCTGGGTAAACCGAGGAGCCACCATAGACTCCACCACGGGTCTGGCCACCATACCTAGTTTTAAGGTTACGGGAACTACATATGCCTATACCAGCATAGCAGTTACATCATTTTTGAACAAGACCATAACCTTTAATGTTAATTTAACCTCAGGTGGCACTCAATTGGCCAACTTGTTTTTTGCTACTGACAGCACTGGTGCAGGTCCCATGCTTAGATTGGATGCTCGCAATACAGTTTCATCTGGGCTGATGCGAGCCATTAGCTGGACCAGCTGGACATCAGAACCAACTACTGGCATAACCATCTCTCCAGGCATCTGGCATAATGTTGCCATAACCATTAATTCCAGTTCTGTGGCGACCTGGTTCATTGACAATATTAAACAGACTACTGGTCTGGTAACTCTCAGAGGAACCAATATAGCCATACATGGTGATGGCGCCACAGTACTGGGTGGTAACTTTGATGATCTAACCATTTACGAAAATCTTAATCTAGGAACATAAATGCCTGCAGCAGCCAGACTTGGAGATTATTGTACCGGACACGGATGTTGGCCACCCCGCACTGGTATCAGTGCCAGCAACAATGTATTTGTCAATGGTATAAAGGCGCATAAAGTTGGCGATCCCTGGAATGTGCATTGTTGTCCATTAGATGGATGCCATGACGGCATAGTAGCCGAAGGATCTGGAACTGTGCGCATCAATGGTAGCCCAGCTGGCAGAATTGGCGATAGTGTAGCCTGTGGTAGTTTGATTGCCATGGGCAGTCCCACAGTAAATATTGGTTAAACCTATTAAAACTCTAGATCAAACAGATAAATAAACATATGGCCAGAGCAACCCGATCATTCATAGACCTAGATGCAGTATTTGGATACAATCCCCGAACTCGGGACGTAGCCACTAAATCTGACGACAACGCCATACGAGGTGCTCTGCGCAATCTGATCTATACCAAGCACTATGAACGACCATTCCAGCCAGGTCTGGGCTGTCAGTTAAGCGATCTGTTATTTGAAAATTCAGATCCCCTGACCATGATTGTAGCTGAACGAGTCATAGCCGATGCCATAACCAAATTTGAACCCCGAGTCCAGCTGATAACTGTGCAGGTTACTCCTAATGATGCCAATGATGTATTCATTCAGGTGGAATACAAGATCAAGAACACGCAGGAACCTGCGATATTTACCACAACATTTACCCGAGTACGATAATGGCCAACAACGTCCGAGTTACCGAATTAGACTTTGATACCATCAAAGACAACCTAAAAACCTATTTGCGCAATCAGAGTCAGTTTACAGACTATGATTTTGATGCATCTAACCTGAGTGTGCTGTTAGACATACTGTCCTACAACACTCATTATAATGCTGTGCTGGCCAACATGGTCAGCAATGAAATGTTTCTGGACACTGCACTTAAAAGAGCCAGTGTGGTCAGTCTGGCCAAGCA